TTCATGAAGCGACATTTGCGCTGCTTGCAAACTATAGCAGCTTTGGGGACTATATGTCTTCATGTTCGGAATTTGATGATGTAAACTTTTCAGTACAATCTGGTATTGATATGGATCCTGTAGCTACTGAAGGTAGTTCTCAGGAACAGAATGTGGGCTTTGATACAGCTGGTGATAATGTCATTGCTGATATTCCTCACGCCATGTCTTATACAAAAGTCGATACGTCTCAGAGCGTTGAATTGGGAGATTTTCTAAAGAGACCTGTACAGATTTATACTAAATCTTGGTCGATAGGTAACACTATCGACATAGGTACAGATAACTTTAATCCCTGGAGCCTTTTCTTTGCTAAAGCCAGTATTGCAAAGAAACTTGATAATTATTATATGATGCGATGTAATTTGCATCTTAAATTTGTCATTAATGCTTCACCATTTTATTATGGTTGTTGCTTGGCTTCATATCAACCCTTAACGACATTTAACACAGCTCCTATCGTTTTATCAGCATCTAACAGATTGGAAAATGTGTCATTGTCGCAGAGACCCCATATCTATCTCTATCCCCAAGATAGTCAGGCTGGAGAGATGGTGTTGCCATTTCTTTACCATAAGAATTGGCTTGACGCCACGTCAGCTTCAGATCTTTCTGCCATGGGTACTGTTGGGATGAGTAGTTTTGGTGTTTTGATGAATGCTAATGGTGTTGTCAGTGATAACATCAATATCGTATGCTATGCATGGGCTGAGGATTTGGACATTGCAGGTCCTACTATTGATCTCTCTGTACAATCAGATGAATATCAGACTTCTGGTGCTATTTCGCGCCCCGCTTCAGCTATAGCTCGAGCGGCTGGTCATTTATCTCAAGTGCCAATTATCGGACCTTTTGCTACGGCTACAAGCTATGCGGCAGGAGCAGTAGCGGATATCGCTTCACTTTTCGGATACACGAATGTTCCCGTAATCGATGATGTTCGTGCTTTTCGTAACAAGCCTTTCCCTAGTTTTGCTGCAACTGATATAGGTACACCTATAGAGAAACTCACACTTGATGCTAAGAATGAGTTATCTGTTGATCCTAAAATATGTGGAGTAGATGTCGAAGATGAGTTAACCATATCATCTTTTGTTCAAAGAGAAGCATTTATTCAGGAGACAACTTGGGCTTCATCTCATCCAATTAATTTTGGTTTGTTTTTCGCTAAAGTTGGGCCAACAATGATGCGGTCTGAAGCTGGACCGGGTGCCACTATATTCTGGGGTACTCCAATGTCTCATGTAGCTTCGAATTTTCAATACTGGCGAGGGGATATAATTTTCCGATTTAAATTCATATGTACTAAATACCATCGTGGTAGAGTACGAATTAATTGGGATCCCCATGCCTCTATTGGTGTGCTTGGTGATTATACCACAGAAACGTATACTAAAATTGTGGATATTCAGGAGACAACAGATGTGGAATTTCAAGTTCCATATACTCAACTCACCTCATATCTATCTACTACGGATGCTGTGAATGAAATTACTGCACAGAGTAGCACCTCTGTAAGTGGACTTAATGTATTTTTTAATGGTACTCTTACTATGAGAGTTTTGAATGATCAATCCTCTCCAGTAAGTAGCGCTGACATTAAAATTTTAACATTTGTTCGCGGGGCAGATAATTTAGAATTTGCCGGTCCTCAGGACATCTCAACGTTGAGATCTCCTTATGCGGTACAGAGTTTGGATGTCGATACTGCGTGTGATCAATTGGGTGTTAAACCTTCACAGGCTGATTCTAATATCAATCTTGTTCACATGGGGGAATCTTGTGTATCTCTACGACAATTGATGAGACGTACACTTAATTATGTGCGTATCATTAATAGAGCCACTGTAACCCCCGGTACTGTGTATGAAATAACTCGGAATCTACCGCGCTCACCTATGTACCCAGGTTTTGATCCTGAAGGACTTAATGGCGCCACAGGTTTAAATTCGTTAACTCGCGAAGCCTATAATTGGGTAGCATGGAGTCCTATGACATATTACTCGCAATGTTTCGTGGGTTCCCGAGGCTCTTACATATATAACACCAATGTAAGAGGTTTAGACCCTTCCTCGACTGTAAAACTTATCCGTAGTCAAAGTCAACATACAGCCTCTAGCTGGTCGACTACGGTAACAAATCATGTCACAAATTCTGATTATGAAGCTAGGTTTGGAAGAGGAGAACCGAGCGGTATGGCAGGTATGGCCATGACCAATCAGAATACGCAAACTGGCATCAATGCTCTAGTGCCTATGTACAGTAGATATAAATTCCTCTCGAATAATATAGTTACACGTACAAATGGTACTACTGTGGATGACAGTGATACCGATGCGATGACACTTAAAACAGAAATTATTACAAATACATCTGACGATTTGAATAAATTTGTTGCTGATGTATATGTTGGTGCAGGCACTGATTTTAGTCTGGTATTTTTCTTAAATGTACCGGCTCTGTGGAAATATAACTCATATCCTACGGCAGTTGCCCCCCCTTAAGTGTTTATTACACCGTCGAAAGACGTAAAATTTAAAAAGCTATGGTCGATGTAGCTTCTCCCGTCGTGGAGTTTTATCCCGTATTGGGATCAAAGTTGTTTAACATTAATTTGTTTGCTTCCCGGTTGTTTTGTACAGCTTGTTTGATCCCATGCCACGGGATTGAGCAAGTCAATTTTTTGCACCTTGGAAGTCGACGACTTTGATACTAATACGGTCTAACCGAT